TTGAGGTAGGCCAGTGGTTGTACAACAAGTTCGACAAGATTAGTGGAGTATCGTTCCTCCCTTATTCCGAACATACGTACCAACAGGCTCCTTACGAACCCATAGACTTAGAGACCTATGAGAAGCTTAAGGAGGAATTCCCAGAGACGATTGATTGGAACATCTCTGAGAACTCTGACATGACAGAAGGGTCTCAGCAGTTAGCTTGTACGGGCAACAACTGCGAGTTGTAAACTACAGGGGCCTTAGCGCCCCTTTTCTTCTTCTGGGGCTAAAGCAGCACCGAACATTCCCATACGACCGATATTAGTAGCGGCCTCTCTTACGTCTTCAGGTGTTCTCATGGCCTTTACATCACGTACTGCTCTTGCTTGGTACTGAGGGCCTGACTCAAGCATTCCACCCCGAAGCCCACGTCTAGCCTCAACACCGGTAAGCCTTTCGATAGCTGAGATGTCAGGGTTTCCTACTACTTCTTGCTTCTTAACTCTCTGTGATTTACCTGAGCCAAGACCAAAGACTTCAATAGGCAGTACGTTAAGAAGAGAGTTGCCTCCGGGAGGATTCATCCCAAACATATCGTGTCCGTCAGAAGTCATGCTGTATACTTTATTTGCGTTAGTATCTACAGCGATGAAATCATTCATGCCACCCAAGTCCTGAGCAGTAGACCTGTGGCTACTAGACATAGCATAAACACCGTCAGAAACTTCGTTTACTCTCATGTCTTTTGCATTGTCAAAGTACTTGACTAGTTCTTTGTCTTTGTTTGTTAGCTTTCCTTTTGGCTTCTGCTTTGCTCTTAGGTACTGAGCAACAAGAAGTGAAGAGCCTTTAAAACTACCGTCTTTGTTCTTTATTGTAAAAGGACCTAAGCTGTCTCCTGAGGCTTTTATCATTGCGTTTCTGTCAGCAGCGTTAGCGATGCCCCCAAGCCTACTTAGTCGTTCTTGTTTTGAAAGGTCAGGAAACACCTTCTCCATCTGACTATAGACGCCTCCGGTTCCTCTCAAAAACTTAAGCATGTTGTTAGCTGTAGTAGCAGTACCTCTTGCTTCACCCTGTAGACCTTCTCCAGAACCCCTACGCCTTACTACTAAAGAGGTGGCTCCGGGTGCGTCACTAACGCCGTGTATTGCCTTTAGGTGGTTTACAGCCCTATTAAGGATAGTCTCAGGGACGTTAGACGTAGTGGTTAAGTTCTGTTTTATTCTGTTTGTGTCTGAAAGATCAAAGAAGTCCTGAGCGTACTTCTGCATTTCACGGGACTGTCCAAAGACAGAATCTGGACGGTCTGTCATGTTTCGAGTTTGAGTGTCCATAAAACCAGAGGCTAAAGCAGTTCCTCTAGTTTTGTTTACGTCACCTTCGAGTACCCTAGTAACGTACTCATTTCTACGGCCAGCCCCTGTACCAACTTGTCTTGTTCTGGCAATCTCGTTGGGGTTTACCATTTGGTTTAAGACTCTTCCTATCTGGGGACCCGCTACTTTAGCAGCCGCAACGACTTGACCCGCTGGCCCAACAGGACCGTAAAAACCGGGTATTTCCGTAGGCGTATTCATAGCTAGGTTTGTCAACCCTGTTTTTCCTAGCTCTAGTCCTACCCTTGGTAAAGCAATCTCTGCAATGTTTCCAAGAGCTTGTGCTTGTCTAGGGTAGTCTTCAGCAAGTTGTTTTACTCTATCAGGAGTCACAGCAGAAACCGCGCTGCCTATAGTTTCCATAGGGAGTACTGAGCGAAGAGCGCCAGTAATAGGAGAAGTAGCCATCTGTGCCATACCAGCTAACTCATTAAGCGTACCATAACCAATGTCTGCTGCTGTTTCTCCAGAAAACAAGGACTCTCTAGGTCTAAATAGCTCTTCCTGAGATGCTTGGTATTTGTCTCGTCCTGCTCTAAAGTCTTCTGCAATATTACTTGCTACTGCTCTTACCGCTTTGGCAGGAGCAATAGCCGCTCTGTTTTCTCTACTCATCTGTGCTTCACGAGCGCGAGTAGCTGCCATCATCTCCTGACGTTTCTTTTGGAAGTCACTCATTATCTTCTTCCTTGATGTCTTCACGAGTTTGGTCTATCAAATCAACGAGAAGTAGTCGGTCCATCTCTAGTTCTTTTAGTGCGGTTCCTTTAGTTAAAGGAATTGCTTTGTCAATAGCAGAAAGCATAGTTGCGTACATTCGAGCAGCTTTACGGGGCTTCATTGCTTGCAAAGCGGCATAAACAGAAAGGCCAATGCCGCCTCCAATTGCCGCAGGTACAACACCTCCTGCTGCTCCCATAGCGACTGTTCCTGTAGCGCCCAAACCCAAAACAGTGCTTGGCAGTAAGTCAACAGCCTTTAGGTTTTTCACGGCGCGGCTAATAACGTCCCTAGCTTCTCCAGAACGCTTAGGCAACATTTCTTCCATAGCCGTAAGACCATGAAACTGCCTAGTTAACAGGTTATGCAACTGGTCTCCACGGGTGTTATTCTTTAACGTGTCGTTAAGAACACCTCGGATCTTTCGGGCGGCTATGCTTCGTGCTTTAGGTGTTCCCCCAAAGTCGCCAATTAAATCGTCAAACTTACGTCGAACTTCCAGTACTCCCACAAGGTCTGAACCGCTCTTTCCTACAGACTCTAGAATTATTTCTGATAGTTCAGCAAGTTGCTTCTGTATGTCCCCGCTTGCTATACGAATAAGGTCATCATTTAAAATTTCATCAATAGCTGTCTGCATGTCCCCCAGAAACTTGTCAGAATCTATTTTTTTGTTTTGAGCAATAATTATTTTATCGGTTGTGTTTTTAGCTGACTCTACTTCCTTCTGTACTTGTCGATAGTTGTACCAGTACGAACGCTTAGGTTTTACGCCTTTCATGTTAGTAACAGTTTCAATTACTGAATTGTCAAAGTCATCAGGCTCCCACGTTGCTCTACGTAGACTTCCTTTTTCTTCGAACACGTCCCGCATTTCTGGAGACACTGGTTCTAACAAAAGAGTTACGCCTTCTTTTTTGTTTTCTCTTTCAAGCTTTCGGGCTGTTTTTTCTGCGCCTTTTTTAGCCACTACCATTTTTGGTAAATCGGGGCGAGGGCTAAATAAAGCACTAATGTCAACAACAGATTCAAGGCGTTCAGCAGGGGCTGGAAAAGACTCTTTAAATGCCTGATAACCATCATAACCTAAAGAAGCTGCTTGAGCCGCTAGTCTAAAAGAATCGGTGTCCTTGATGCTTTCGTAAACTTCTTCCGCACCCTCCTTAAGTGAATTAGGTATCCAAGCTCCAAGGTACGTAGACAATGCCGCACCTCCTGCCCTTGCCGCTTGAGAACCAGCAATCATAGCTAACTCTGGTGATTGAGCAAGTTGCCGTAAAAGGCTTGGATCATCTCCTGTGACTAGTTGAAAACGACGAGATGTTTCAGGACCAAACTCTTGTATTTCTTGCCTAAGAGTTTCTTTTGCGGCCATCTCAGGCCCAAACCCTTGAAGAACAGAAGGAGTAGTAGTAGGAGTACTCAAAGGGAACGTCTGTCCTCCTGCGATACCTACTTGTGCTCCTGTTTGTGGATTAGTGGCAGTCTTAAGGGGCGACCATTGCTGACCGTCCCAGTAAACTTTTTGTCCTGTCTCTGGATTAGTTGCTGTTTTCATATTATTGGTCCACTACATAGTTTACACCGCCGACTGTTACTGTTGATCCCGGAGTTAAAGGAGCATCAGCAAGAGGATCTACCATAGAAGGAATTTCATATTTAGGAAAGGCAGAAAGAGAGTCACCCATTTCTTGTCTTTCATAACCACTACGTATTTCGTGATAGTCTTCGATAGTTTGTACCATTCCTTTTCGCCTGATCTCAAGCAACTTAAGTAACGCTTCTGCTTGAACCCTTGGATCACCACCGACCATGTTTTGAGTGTACTCTCTATCCGCATCGGTAATACTTGTTCCTGAACCAAACGCTTTAATTTCACTCTTAACAAGCTCTGCTGCTTCTTGCATATAGTTCTGGGCGCTTATTAGTTCTGGATTATAAGGTCTTCCAAGAAGTTGACCAATCTGGGCTATAGTTACTTCAATGTTAGCGGCGACGCCTGTAGGCATTCCTCCTTCAACCCTTGCTGTTTGTCGATCAATAACCCCGATAGCTCTTCGAGCGTTCTTGGCTTTTTCGTTCATTGACACAAACTCAGCAACACCGGCTTCAGCCAAAAGTTCTTTTTGTTTGTTTGAAGTTTTGTCAATAATTTCTTGAGCATTTGGTGCTTTACGTACTAAATTTAAAGAAGACGGCTCTACTACTTTGTTTGTCTCTGGATCAACAACTTTACCGTTTGCTGTAACTCGATAAGCTTTTATATTTCCACCGGCGTCTTGCCAAGCTTCTAAATCCGCTTTAGAAAATGTTTCTAGTGCTTCTAACTCTGATCTAGTAATTTTGTTTGTTTCTATGTTGTTGATTTCAGCTGGTGAATAACCAGCAGTTGCTAAACGCCTTTTAACAGTACCTTGGTCCATAGGCAAACGGTTTACTTGCACTGCCCGTAAGTCTTTAAGCATTTTTGCAAGCTCGTCAGGGTCTGTCATAGACCTTGCAGCAGCGGCTTGATCTGTTAACTTTAGAGTATCAGCGGTTTTAGCCACAAGAGTCTGAAGATCAGCTAAAGACTTTTTGTCTGCTGCTTTTTGAGCAAGTTCTCTAGAAGCAGTGGCGTACTTTAATGCGTTTTCCATGTCTCCTTGAGACTGATAAAATTTAGCTAAACCAGTAAGACCTTCAGGGGTATTAGTATCAATACCCGCTAACTGTTGTTTCATTGCCTGAGCTTGCTCTAACTTTCTTCGTTGAGCGGGAATAGCACCTAGTTGTTGACCTACAGTAAACATCCCTTTTTGGTATGAAGGTTGTAAAAGCCCTTGTAAAAACTGTTGTCCAAACTTAGCCATTTTAGCCTCCTAGACCCAATAACTCTTGTACTTTACCAATTCCGTACTGTTTTATTAAATCTTCAATACTGGAACTTTGCGGTTGTAACACAGGTTGTAACGATTGTGACAACAAGCCTGAACCAATCTGACCAAAGAGGTTAGCTTGGCCGATACCGGACGACAACAAGGCTTCAAGACCACTCATACGCGCTTCACCAAACAAACCTGCGCCTTCTAACTGTCCTCTTTGCTGTATTTGTGCTGTAGTCATTGCCGGTTGTGTGGCAGCTAAAAGTTGTGCTTGAGGGATGTAACCAGCGCCTAAGAACTGTTGACCAAGGGCTGCTTGTTGCGCTTGTTCAGTTTGCGCTTGTTGCATTGCTCCTAACATAGCTCTATTACGTGCTTCTTCTTGTGCTTGAGCCATAGCAAACTGTTCTGGAGCGCCGCCGTATTGTGCAGTGCGTACACCAAGGCGTCCCTGAGACGCTAATCGCTCCTCTAAAGCAAGACGCTGGCGTTCTTCTTCAGGAGACATAGTAGCTCTCATACGGTCGTAAATAGCCGCCTCGCGCTCTGCTGTGGGCATTTGAGCTTGACCAAAGAACTGCCCAGCACCACCCAAGAGTGAAGACTGCAACGCTTGTTCTTCAGGAGACAAGGTCATTGTAGTACCACCTTGCGGATCAACACCAAACATACCACCAGTAGCTGAAGTAACAGTAAAAGGTCTAAACTGAGTTTGCTCTAGACCTAGTTGAGCAATGTCCTCTGCTCCTGACATGGCTCTGTCACCAATGTCACCAAGGCGTCTGTAAGCCTGTTGTGCTAACAAAGCGCCAGCACCGGCCCCCAACAGGTTAGAAACACCGCCTCCACCTAAGAGACCACTTAGGAGTCCACTACTTTCTTCACTAGCAGGTATAGTCCCTAAGAGTGAGGCTTGTTGTTGAGGGCTTAACCCTGTAGAATAGGCCGACTCCGGTGGTGCAACAGAAGGCATTTGAAACAAAGGGGCCGTTGTTGTTGGCGTCATGTTTAAACCTTGTGCTATAGTAGGTGAAGATCCGGTAGCGTTTTGATAGATACCGCCCGGAGCCTTTATTTGCCTTTCGTATTCTGAAGTCGGGTTTCCGATTAATAAATTGCTCATAGTATTTTACCTATCAAAGCTAGTATGTTTATTTCCTGTAATGAAAGTTCTGATCCGTTTATATCTGCCTCAAGACCTACAACAATACTAGTGCCTCCACCAGCAGCGTTTAGGCTCACTTGACTAGTTAACTTCCCTGCTGTAAATTCTGACAAAGGATTAGACTCATCTCCGGGGTCATCTCCATGAAACTCGTTAATGCCAAAGTAAGCTGGAAGCTGATTGCCTGTTGTAAACTTTGTTGTTCTATATGCAGTGTTGAAATCGTAAGCAAACTTCATAAATATAGAAGAGCTATTACCGCCTACTATTGTTGGTTTAATTTTCTTTAAAAACTTAACACGAGAAGGATCACCAAAAGTTAAACTAGGACTGTAGTACCTAAAACGGTACTTAGCATTATTATCTGTATAACTCTTATATTCACTAATACCGTGTGTTGTTCCTATATACACTTTACCGTTCTGTAGTCTTTCGTAAGCTTTAAAAACAGAGCTAGGCCAACGAGTAGCGCGGAAAGAGCCGTCTTCTAGTGTACCCCTAGTATCAAAACAATAAGTAGTTGTTTGTCCTGCAAATGTGATTAAGTAAAAACTTTCTTCTGGACTGTAAACAGATCTAAAACTCTCTGTTTCGTTTTGCAACAAAGCAATAATATCTTTTGTAACTGTCTTTGATAGAGACGTTATAGGCATTGACTTTTCTTGAATTACTCGCCCAAAACTACGCAAACCTGTGTGTGACAAGAAAATAACATCTGTACCTGTATACTGCACCGTATCTCTATCAACACAACCAACACCATTAATAGTGTCAGCAAGAGACATTGTTGCTGGTGCTTCTGCTCCTTGGTAAACAACAATACTGTGACGACCAAAGATAATTAATAAATTGTTATGTGCTGATAATGCTACAACTTCATCATATCCATCAGGCCATACTTTATCTAAGTTGATTGAACCACTAGTACCGCCAGAGAAGTCGTGGCCTATGAGTAAGTCAGACCAATAAATAGTAGATGTGTCGTTAGTGACACCAGCCACCCAAAGACGACCAAAGGCAGACAAAACTTCGTTACCATACTTTCCTGTAATGCCAGCAGCACCAGACACAGTAGATAGTTTTACAGCAGAAGTACCGTCATATACAACAGGCTCTTGGTTTTTTTGAAAGAAGTATGCTTTATTGTTAAAGTTAACTACCTTCCAGTTGTTGTCGTTAATAGTGTAACTACCGGGAGTAATGTCAGTTAAAGTAGTAGTGCCTTTAAATATTTTATTATTACCGGCGCTTAAAACCTCTGTAACTCCAGCACCGTCTTCAAACTCATGGATAACAGTTATTGGATTAGAGCCTAAAGGTGTCGCGCTTGTTGTTATAACTTCAAAACCTTTACGTGCAGCAATACGTCCACGTTTGTCAATGACTGCATTATCAGCAACGTCAGCAAACGACGGGTCTTGAGCAATAGGAGAGTCTTCAGTATTGACTCCTCTAAACGCCGGTGCTATAAGATTAATACTCTTTAGTTCTTGTGACATATTAGATAGTCCTAAAGATCATCTCTTCGGGGTGCTTTGCCGCATCAATAGCAATAGCGTCGGACAAGTACTTATCAGCAATAGCAAAGTACTCAGCAGTAGAAGTACCACCTGTTTCACCACGTTCACGAGCCAACAAAGCTATCGCAAGGTGTATTACAGGCTGTGCAGGTACTAAGAGTTTATCGTCATTGCTTGTTAAGTCTCCTTGTCGTTTTACTAATTGAAACCTACCCCCATAAGACGCATCAGGCATAGGGTAAAGACGAATTTGAGTATCACCATTATCGTCTAAACCGTCAAAAGTATAGTACAAAGGCTTACCTGTAAGACCACCTTTAGAAGCTATTACCAAACTCCTGTCTATATATTGTTGGTCATTAAACCAATCTTTAGTTTGGTACTGTAAGTGGTTTCCCGGACCAGATCCAGAAGCAGTAACATAACTATAAGCGGACATTACTTTTACGTCATCACCACTACCGGTTAAAGAATACACGTTATCGTCAGCAACAATAAAAACACTTGTTGTAGTACGCAAACCAGACCAATCAGCAGCTTGTTCAACCATTGTCTTAGCGTCGTTAATAAAGTCCCCAGCCATCTTAGAGTAAGTACTTTGATTTACAGTAGTAACTTCTTCTTCACGCAAACGACGCAGTACGTTATTCATTATGTTTATGTATGTCACGATAACATTCCTTTGCCTTGTCTGTTTAAAAAACTTGTGATTTGATCTAGAGCCGTTTCTTGTTTATTTGGTTGTTGTATCATTGCAAATTGTGTTCTGGGGTCGTAGTTTATACCGCCGGGGTCTACACCTTTAAACTTTTGTATGGTGCCTCCTGTTCCTCCTGAACCTCCTAACAAGCCTCCAGAAAGAGACGGGAGATCTACACTAGGCAGGTCAATGTCGGGTGTTGTTCCGCTGGGTATTGCTTCTCTAATGTCTCTACCAACGTCCCTAACATAAGCAGCACCTGACCTAAGAGTGTCTTCAATTTCTTTTACTGGTTGTGGTGTGTTAAACTCAGGCACTGCGTCTCTTACGTCTCTAC